TCGCAGTCGATGACTCTGACAAAGTTGACAAGCAACACCACAAGAACGCAACAGCTCCGAATCTAATCCATTCACTTGATGCCTCGCTTCTCCACTTTTCTGCGCTTCGTTTCGACGCACCGATCGCTCTCATTCATGATTCTGTATTGTGTCGTGCTACCGATATGTCTTCTCTCAGTGCAATCGTACGAGAGACATATATGCACCTCTTCGCAGAGCATGATTACTTGCGAGACTTCGCTCACCAGATAGGAGCGGAGACTGAACCACCGATCATCGGAGATCTACAACCAGAATCCGTGATTGAATCCACCTATTTTTTTTGCTAATGCCACGCACTATTCACAAAACCGAACAGCCCGTGATCCTCGAAGGTTATCAGGCTGTGCTGAAGCCAAGTAAGTTTGGCTACTCCCTGTCTGCTATTATTGATGGCAGCATGGTTGACGCCCTGGAGACTGATCGCGAGGAATCGCTGCAGTGGGCACAATCTAAACTGAAGAACCCAAAGCGTTCTACCCTGAAGCCTGAGCCCTGGGAAGAAGTTGCTGAAGGTAAGTTCAAAGCTAAGTTCAGTTGGAATGATGAGAACCGACCACCGGTTGTTGACACCGAAGGTTCACCTGTCACAGACGAGAATACGCCCATGTATTCTGGTAGTCGAGTTAAGCTTGCGTTCTATCAGAAGCCTTATATCCTCAAGGATGGTGTCACTTATGGCACAAGTCTTAAACTGGTTGGTGTACAACTGGTGTCTCTCAATTCAGGAGCTGGTGTAGATACTGGCGACATGGCTGCTGAAGATGTAGCTGCACTGTTTGGTAAGACTGAAGGCTTCAAAGCTGACAGTCCTAGTATCACTGCTGTGCCTGAAGAAATGACGGACGATTTCTAATATGGCATTTAGATCCAAGCTCGAAGAAAAAGTAGCTGATCTGCTTGTCGATCTTGGTATCAAGTACGAGTATGAAACAACGAAAGTTGATTACGTTATCCGGCATGTTTATACACCTGACTTCGTGTTACCCAATGGTGTCGTGCTAGAATGTAAAGGCTACTGGGAGCCTGAAGATCGTCGTAAAATTAAAGCGGTAAAGGAGTTACATCCTGACCTTGATTTACGTATGGTTTTTCAGGCACCATTTAATAAAATTAGTAAACAATCCAAAACTACTTACGCTAAGTGGTGTGATAAACATGACATCCCTTGGACATCATTCCAAAACATCCCCCTCGACTGGCTCCTCTGAATTTATATCTCACGAGCCATGTGAAGAGTGTGGATCGTCAGATGGCAAGGCGGTGTATGATGACGGCCACACATATTGTTTCGTTTGCCATCACTACACGCCCGGTGATGGTAAACCTTCTTTACACATTCACAAACCAAAACATGTGCAAATAACAGGCTCAGCCCAAAGGCTGCAAAAGCGTAACATCTCACAGAAAGTTTGTGAGAAGTATAAAATCTACCGTGATGGTGATAAGCTTCGCTTTTACTATCATGACGAATCTGGCATTGTCAAAGGTGCCAAATTAAAAACAAAAGGTAAATCATTCTCGTATGAGGGTGAAGTACCTGGTACATTTTTCGGACAACACCTTTACCCTACCACTGGTAAACGTATCGTCATCTTTGAAGGCGAACTGGATGCAGCTAGTGGTTCCGAGTGTATGCCAGGCTGGCCTATGGTTTCCGTACCATCAGGTGCTGCTGGTGCAAAGAAAGCTGTACAGAAACAACTCCCGTTGCTGCAAGGCTATGATGAGATTGTTATCTTCTTCGACAATGACGAACCAGGCCGTCAAGCCGCTCAAGAGTGTGCTGGCGTGCTACCACCTGGTAAGGTCAAGATAGCCCACCTTCAGGGCGGCTACAAGGACGCCTCAGACGCACTCCAGGTCAACGACTCGGACGCTGTATGTCGAGCTATTTGGGATGCGAAACCTTACCGTCCAGATGGTATTGTTGATGGCAAGAGCCTTCTAGAAATTGTAACCACTCCGTCACCTGCTTCAGATCATGACTACCCATTTCAAGGATTACAATCAAAGCTTCACGGGATCAGGTATGGAGAGCTTGTCACAATCACTGCAGGATCTGGCATTGGTAAATCCAGCTTCTGTCGTTCACTTGCAACTAACCTTCTTTCAAAAGGAGAACGGGTCGGTTATCTGGCGTTGGAAGAATCCAACCGTCGTACGGCTCTCGGATTGATGTCAGCTGAAATCGGTGAGTCATTACATCTTGGTGATCACAGCCGAGAGAAACTGGTCAAAGCTTTTGATGCTACCATGGCTCATTGGAACCTATACCTGTTTGATGGTTTCGGCTCCTACGATCCTGACATTATTTATAATCGAATTGAGTATCTAGCATCAGGTCTTGACTGTCGTATCATATTTCTTGATCACCTTTCAATCCTATTAAGTGGACTGGACGGTGATGAGCGTCGGATGATTGACACCACCATGACTAAACTAAGATCACTGGTGGAGCGTACAGGTATTGCACTGTTCCTTGTGTCCCACCTTAAACGTACATCATCGGATCAAAACCATGAAGAAGGAGCACGTGTTACACTTGGACAGTTGCGAGGATCTGCAGCGATTGCACAGCTATCTGATGCTTGCATTGGACTCGAACGCAATCAGCAGAGCGGAAGCAAACAGTCTGATACAACTGTTAGAATCCTCAAGAATAGATATTCTGGGGAAACTGGCATCGCGTGTCATTTGAGATACGATCTACCCACTTGTAATTTTTATGAAACCGAACCGGAATCAGAGTTCAACCCAAGCACAGATTTTTAAACCCAATCCTCCTACTCCCGAAATGGTCGAACGGGCAAAGTTTGTAGACAAGACCTTTGTATGGAAACAAAATGCTGATCTTCGATCTGGAAACAAACGGTCTTCTAAATGATGTTAGTCAAATCCACTGTCTTGTCGTCTATGATTCAGAAACTGACGAAACCGTTGCTTACAATGACGAGGGCAATGCTGAACCAATTACACGTGGGGTTCAACGTTTGGAAGACGCTGAAGTCATCGTTGGTCACAACATCATCGGATATGACATACCCTGCATCCACAAAATTTACCCGTGGTTTTCACCGACAGCCTTAGTAATAGATACCTTACTACTTTCACATTTGTATCACACGGATTTACGTGATACAGATATGAAACACAAGTGGGATAGTATGCCGTTACAATTGTACGGACGGCATTCACTAGAGGCTTATGGTCACCGCCTAGGTGAATACAAAGGGGAGTTTGGTAAAGATGCTGATTGGTCTAAATGGTCACAGGAAATGCAGGACTATTGCATACAAGATGTAAACGTAACTAAAAAACTATGCGATCACTTCCACCCCTACCTGAGTGGGTCGCGCTAGAGCACCAAGTACAACAAATCCTTACCGAGCAAGAAATTCATGGATGGGCTTTTGATGAGAACGCTGCATGGGAACTTACATCTGCTCTCACCACAGAATTACGAGAAATTGAAAAGTTACTACGCAACAGGCATCCTTTCGTTAGAGGATCGGAATTCACTCCTAAACGAGATAACCGCACGCAAGGATATGTCAAGGGTGCACCCTTTACTAGATTAAAAGAACTAAACACTTCCTCAAGGGACCATATATCATGGATCTTGCAACAATTCTATGGCTGGATTCCGAGCCAGAAAACGACTACTGGGAAACCAGTTATAGACGAAGTTATCCTGAAGGATATAGACTCGGAAGTAGCGACGATGTTCCTCCGCATTTTGACGATAACGAAGATGCTTGGAATGATCAGCGAAGGCGCGAACGCCTGGCTGAAGCTGAGTACGAGTGCTAAAAGAATACACCACCATTGCAGCGTAGCTACTAATACTCACCGCTGCGCTCACCGTAACCCAAACCTTGGGCAAGTCCCATCAGATGAAAGATTTAGAAGACTCTTTATACCAAGCACAGGTTTATGTATGGTCGGGGCTGACTTGTCTGGCATTGAGCTTCGTATGCTTGCCCATTATTTGGCTAGGTACGATGAAGGACGCTACGCAAGACTCCTCCTCGAAGACGACATTCACCAAGTAAATGCTGATAAGATTGGTATTACACGTAAACAAGTAAAAACAGTAACTTATGCATTCCTTTATGGAGCTGGTGACGAAAAGATTGGGCACTCCTACGACCCTCAACTATCGTCAATACAAGCAAAGAAGAAAGGAAAGGAGATTCGTGCCGCTTATGTGGATGCGGTTACAGGACTCGGTGACCTGCTGGACGCTATCAAAAAAGCTGCAGCGAAAGGGTTTATCAAGTCTATCGACGGGAGAAAGATTAACGTTGATTCGCCTCACAAAGCGCTGAACTACTTGCTCCAGTCAGGAGCTGGTGTCATCGCGAAGCGGTGGATGGTAATCAACCAGGAGACAATGAAGGAAGCGCAGATATGTGCATCACAATTAGGATTTATTCATGACGAACTGCAATTCGAGTGTGCACCGGAACACGTCGGAGACTTATCTACATCCCTGGTATATTCAGCTACAGCAGCTGGAGAATACTACAAGATGCGGATCAGAATTGACGCCGAAGCAACACACGGAGCAAACTGGAGCGAAACACATTGAGAAGTAAAAGCATGATGGGGTTGGCTAAGTTCAAACCTCGGAACAATAAAAAGAGCCATCAGGGGCAAGGACGTAACTCCATACCCAAGCGTGGTAAGAAAACTTACAGAGGACAGGGCCGGTGAAACTTCTTGTAGACGCTGATTATGTGGTCTACAAAAGTTGTGCTGGTGCCGAGACAGAAATTGATTGGGGTAGCGATGTAATTCTTGTTACAAGTAAATTCAGCGATGCTTATGCCAACGTTAAACGTGACCTACTTAAAATCATCAACAACTTTCTTTGGGATGTACCTGAGTTAGTTCTGTTTTTCAGCGATAGTGTAAACTTTCGTAAATCAATTCAGCCTTCTTATAAAGGGCACCGTAATCGCAAGAAACCTTGTGGTTACAAGCGCGTAATCAACCAACTCAAGGATGAGTATGAGGTTGTCATTATGCCTACACTTGAGGCCGATGATGCCTTAGGTATTTACGCTACACAAAATCCTGGTAATGTAATCTGCTCCCCTGATAAGGATATGCGACAGATTCCAGGTAAACTTTTCGACATGTCAGAGATGATGAA